CTTACATCTGGGTTACTATCGAACATAGAAAGTGCAAGTTCGACAGGAACTCTATCGCTAGCATCTTTCAGATCGATCGTTGCCAATCGACCGTCAATCGATGACGCAACCGCCAACCTCTGATTTACACTCTGGTCAGCAAAATTAATGTGACCACGAGTGAGAGGATCGGATTCGAGAATCTGATAAAGCTGATCCCGAATTCCCTGCTGCACATATTGCATGCAAGAGGGTTCGATAGCGATTGTACGGGGTGACCTCAACGTCTTCGGTACTTGAACGACCCGCGAGGGAAGTTCCTCTTCCGAAAGAGCGATCTTAACTTGCTCGAACTCCTCAAATCGGTCATTAAGCGATCCAATTGATATCGGAAAGCCGTGACCAACAAGAGGAAAGTAAGGTTCAAGACGATCGCACCAATATTCCCATCGGTACTTCCTATTAGGGGAGCACCGTTCGGCTGTATTGCCGGGACCGTGCTTTGGAGCCATTGTACTAAGATCCATCCGGATGATAGTACGACTCCAAAGAACAAATGATACATCTTTAAATTTAGATGAATCATGTTCTGGAAACTGTAGGTCGTTGAGATCCGTCTCAATAGTGACGAATCCTTCAAGTGCCTTACGCATCCTAGAAGGAGCGCAAGGAAGCTTCGTTTTCTTAAACGCCAGACATATTTGCCTGACGCTACGAATAATCGGAGCATGAACTTGGGGGTTTTCATCTTCTATTCTCCCTGTCTCTTTATCAAAAATACGACTGAGCATATCTTGCAGGAATGCAGGAATTGCTCCACTCTTTCTGAAATATCTGAAGAGTGTTGGGTCGACTCGACCTAAGTGCAGAGATCTTTCAAAATCTGCACAGAAATCGGGAAGGATTATCGTCAAAAATGATAGTCCCTGTTTTTGAACGCGCGACTTGATAGTTAATAAGTCACGCTTGGAGACCTTTGCGACGCAATGCAGACACGCATCCAAATAGATGCGCCTTGCCAATTCTAGAAAGTCACTTTCGTTGCTTTTCATAGGCAATCTCCATCTCTGAAGATATGTCTATCAAGCTACGACAACTTTCCTAGGATTTCTCCTTTCAACCGACCAAATTCACTCTGGTTGTGTTGTCAGGGCCAGACTATCGGAGACTCTTAGAGTCACTCGGGCGAGTTATTCTCGCTCTCAACCGATGTTCTATTCAGACGCGTCGTGAGCAGCGTCATGGCTAAAGCCATTAAACTGTTGATGACTATCGTCTTTGTAGATGTTTTTTCACTCGGCCGTGTTTCCACGGACAGAGCGCCGGCCAAAGGGACATCCCTTTTAGGAGATGCCTTTTTATCCTTCGTTTTGTTCAAAGGAATATACCTCCTTTCGGATATTCGCGGATCTTAGATCCAAGGTATCCGATATAGG